GTAACACCATTGACAACATTAATGCCAGCAGCTGCACCGATACCATCACGAGTAATAGCGCCTTGGGTAGCAAGAGGGGTACCGAGGAGTTGTGGAGACTGACGAAATTCTCTATTACCTCCATTGATGATAGTACCACGGTTAGTTAGGAATGTAAAGTCATTAATTGTACAAGTTTGAATGTCTTCTCTTAGGGTATGCTGGAGGTAGTTGTTGACTGTGCTTGTAGCAGTAACAGGGTCACCATTATCATCATTGATCTGGGTAACTGTACAGGCTGTACCGTCAGTTACATTCCAGAACCTAACGAATCCATTAGTCTGGATGTGACCTAGGTATTGTTCTGCCTCTGTACGGTAGTAGCTGAACCACCTGCCATCATCATTGTCATTGACATTCTGAATAAACCTAGAACCCGGACGCTTCACCAGACCAGCAGTAACATCAGGAGTAGCGTTAATGCTGTCAACTACCTGTCCAGGTTGCTTCAGAAAGTCAGGCTGTTGTGAGATCCCAAAGATATAGTTAGGGATTGTCTGAGTAATTGCGGTCATACTACACGGTTAAGAGCTGTGAAAGGTTGGAATGGACGATAGGCGGTATGTTCTGGCCATCCCATAAAGGTAGGATCACCAACTTGGGTATCATATTCTAACACTGCAGCACGAGCTTGTGCTAATTGATCAGTAAGGAGTTTAGTTAGGTCACCATTAGTAACCAACTGAGTAGCAGCACGTGTGCTAGCCATCAGAGTGATGTACCGTTGATAGACTGAGGGGATAGAATCAAAGTCTAACAACCACACCATGTCACAAGCAATGGTAGGACGGTAATCAGAGAAATCATTAGAGTGCCTCATCTTATCGTAGAGTACATTATTACGCTTCACTACATCAGTAGTACGCCAGATCTGACCACCACTGATATCCATACGGAGGCAGTTCTGTGGTACCAAGACAGTACCATTAGCTTCTACAGGAGCAGGCCAATGGTCTTCAGAGTTGAAGTGCCAACCTTCCTGCTGTACATCTACACTGCATTGCTGAAAGATATCATAGATTAGACCGATCTCAGGGTTCTGGAAGTTAAGGTTAGTGACCGGTGCTTGACCAATCGCACCTAGAATAGCGTTAACTGCGGATAATTCTTGATCGAGTTGAAATGTCATAGTTGCGATTTAGTCACATTTAGAATAAAAAAAGGGATCCCCGAAGGGACCCCAGTTATATCAGACGGTCAAGGTAACAACCGAACCGGGATAACCATCGACTTCGACAGTATCACCAGTGGTGTAACCATCACCACCCTCTTCCACAGTCAGAGCAGCGAGCTGGGTAGGATCAGCGTTCGTAGAAGTGAACGACAGAATCAGACCAGCACCGTTGCCAGTGGCAGAAGTGATAGTGGTAGTAGTGGCAACAACATCAGTGTTGCGCACTTCAAGAGGACCATTAGCATTAGTTGTAATCGCTGCAGCAGTAGCAGCGTTAGTTGCTGCCTCACCCCAGGGGAGAGTGACAGTAGGAATACGACCCTCTACCAGACCAGCAGCGGTCGGGTGATCGTATGCACCATTGCGACCACTACGGGCAGCGCCCAGCGTCCCAGGGGAGTAGCTGTAAACGNCAGACCCAGGNGTAGGGGTAGCAGGNTCGTAGGACTTCTGAGTCCTAGCGACNGAAAAATTCTTAATAGTTGCCATTAGACGAAACCTTCGAGAGTGTTTGCATCGTTACCATCGAAGTTCCAAACGCCCTGAGTACTAGCAGCGACAGCTGCATCATCTGCACCGTTGCCAGGTTCAGCGTTGTCGCCGATAGGACCAGCACCGTTGCCAGCACCTTGAGTGGTTGCCACAGCACCGTAGCCGAATTCACGAGCAGTATAAGGGTTCATGGTAACTGAACGGACACCCGCAACCGGACCATAATAGGCACGGTTACCACGGATGCCCAAGTTTACTCCGCCGTTGACAGAGTCATCAGCACGAGTATAGCCAGGGATAAGAGACATAATAAACCTCCTAATCAGTTAGCAGCTTGCAGTTCAATAGCACAAGCAGGGTTCAGAGTACCAGCGCCCATTGCCAAACGACCAATAACCAGGTCGCCCTGATACATAGCACGGACATCGGATCCGGTGGTTTGCACTTGGGGACCAAGAGCAGTCAGGACAGCAGCAGCATCTTTATGGTAGATCAGACCAGCGTGGGTCGTGAAGTTACCAGCGTAGTTGTTGTTCTCACCATCAATGGAATCGACAACACCACCAGCACCAGCGCCTTGCAGCATGAAGGGCAGGTTGTTACTACGCTTGATCGAGATACCAGCAATCTCATACAGACCCTGACCAGAAGTCAGGTTGCCTTGACTGTTTCCAAAATCTCGATTAAGTATGTTACTGTCGACCTGCGATACCAACGCATAATACTGTCGTGGAGACAGTACTGCGAAGCGACCTTCGACGGGGNANGTTCTTTTCATCGAGAATAGAAGCAGCTTCGAAGAATGCGTCAACCAAAGTCTGAGCGTTGTACTGGTTGTCAGCACCCAAACGGATGATAGAACCACCAGGCTCAGGACCAGGTGCAGCAGTGACAGGGTGTGCTTCACGAGCAGCAAGTGCAATCGTACGGAACACCTTCTTGTCATATGCTTCAGCCAGAGCATGACCAATCTTCTTGGAGATCTCTCCACGCAAAGAGTAATGCGCAAGAGTTTCATCAAGGTCGTAGACAAACGCGCTGGAGATCAGCAGGTCATCCATGACGATGGTCTTCTCTGCCACGGGCGGGTTACCGTCACCGAGGATAGGAGTACCAGGAGTATGATACTCAGCGGTCATACGACCAGTGAAGATGAACTGCATAGACTTACCGTTGGTAAGCGTACGGTTCTGAACAGTACCTTTAGCAATGCAGTTAGATTCGTAAGCCTTAAAGACTTCACCACTAAACAGCTTCAGGTACGTTGCGTACTTCCCCGCGTTGCCGCCGGTGTACGCGTTGTTGCCGGGGTTATAACCAGCGTTGTTAAAGCCAGCGCCTTGGGATTGAGTAAGCGCTAGTTGCGGATCGGAGTTAATCGATCCAATTGGAGTTGGCCTAGTATTAGATCGGCCATCAGGGTTAACTAGAGGAGCAGTCATTGCTTTATAGAATAAGTATGTACGGTTCCCCTTTCGCGAAAGAGTATTAAATTTTTGTGGTAAAAATTATGGGGTCTTACCTAACCATGGTAGGCAAGGAGGTGTCGGACGCATCCGGCTCACATGCCATATACAATAGGGGCGAATTGCACGCCCCACTGCATCACACTTTCAAGGCAACCTTGAGAGCAGCAACAGCAGTATCATCTAGATCATTGTCAGTCTCTTTAGCGAGCTTCTCCAGGAGATCTACCAGGAGTTTCTTCACTGCGTTAGACTTAAAGAACGCAAATAGAATAGGTTTTACTAGGGTGATCATTTTCTATCACAGTTTGCTAGGCGGTCAAGTTTATTTTCAATCCTGACCATGTGTTGTTCCACACGTTCTAGGGCAGACGCAAACTCTGCTTTACTAAGATAGTTCTCAGCAATGCGGAGTTCGGTTTGATCCAACCGTCTATCCAGTTCATGAATACGGTTGTGCAGTCGGGTGGTAACTGCACCTAGTCCGGAAACCACAGCAAGGATTACTGGGAGTCCGAATTCAACCATCAGCCTTCAGCTTCAAGGAAAGTCTTGTCCATGGCGACAATAGCACCATTAGCCTTGTTCACAACAAGGAACAGGTAGTTGTCATCACCATTGCCATCAACAGGAGTAGTACCTGCAGAGGTAGCACCAACAAGAGTATTCACGTTAGCACCGGTAGCACACTTAGTATTGATCTGAGTTTGGATGTTAGAGGTAACACCATCAACATAGTTCAGCTCAGTGGTGGTAGCAGTGACGCCATCCAGCAGGTTAAGCTCAGCAGTAGTGACAGTAGCACCATCAAGAATGGCAACTTCATCAGCAGTCAGGAGAGCGAGTTTAGCAGCTGCACCAGCCTGGCAACCAGCAAGGGTAGTCAGGTCAGCATCCAGAGGCTGTTTGTTATCCAGCTGGGTCTGGAGGTCAGAGGTAACACCATTGCTATAGTTCAGCTGTGCAGTAGTAGCAGTAATGCCATCAAGGACATTCAGCTCTGCAGGAGTAGCCGAAATAGCAGTAGCGCTGTCAGCAGCCAACACAGGGAGGCAACCGCTGACATTAGGTAGTTTGATGGTGCGGTCAGCATCCGGATCGATGACCGTAAGAGTTGTTTCGTTTGCATCGGCAGTAGCACCTTCAAAGGTGATAGCATTGGTTGCCGTCATGGTCACGGTATCTACCTGAGTAGAAGTACCGAGAACACTCAAGTTACCGACGGTTAGGGTATTACTTGATGGGTTATACGTAATGCCAGCATCGGTGAAGACACTCTCAGAAGTAGCAGATGCGTTATCATCTGCCACAAAAGTGAGGTAGCGAGTGGCATCTGTACCGTCAGTCGTAGTCTTAGTGCGGTCTGCGACAGCACTTCCGGCTTGAGCAGCTTCAGCAGCAGTCTCCAGGTCCTGAAGAGCATCTTTAATCGTGGAAGCATCAGAAATTGTAGAACCGGTAAAAGTACCAAGACCAGTAGCATCTTTAGCGGCACCGGTCAGGGTAGCCATATTGTCAATGTGAGTCTCGTTAGCTGCTGCCAGAGCCGTAGCTGCAACAGTAGTAGCGTACTCACTCAAGAGGTTAGCCTTAGTTACCTTTTTAGAAGAGTAAGAAGAACCTCCATCACTAGTATCAGCAATGTAAATTAGGTCGTCAGTCCCTACAGTAGTGATTGCTGTAAGAGCAGAAAGCTTTGAAGAAGCCATATTATTCTAGGATTAAAAAACCAAAGTTGGATAAGTTAGTGATGTCCGCCCGAAGTAAAGTCATCTCTTGATTGAGAGCAGTTATTTCAGCCGGAAATTGATCCGGTTCGCGGACAACGGCCCAGCTATTACGAGCAGCAGAATACTCGTATTGCTTGCCATTGGGATGGATTACAAGTTCCCCATCCGAAGGATTATTAGGAAAATCAAACATAGGTGGACAGGGTAAAGTTAGCTAGCGGCTACCCACTGAGTGGAGTTGCCATCGTTGAAATAAATCATCAGTGCAAGGTTTGAAGTATCAAACCAAAGATTACCTTCACTGGGACTTGCAGGCGGTGTAGCACTGCGGGGAATGTTAAACCCAGCAGATCCCTCACCTTCATCTGTAAATTCAAGGGAATAGCGACCTTCGATAGCACCAAGACCATCATTCTTGGGAAAGTCAACTTGACCAGCAAAGCTGGCTCCAGTCAGAGGGAACGGTTGGGGATCAAAGTTAGTCAGAGGATCAGCAGCAGTTCCAACCCCATCTTCATACATACCATAGTCTGCTTCAGCAGGAAGAGGCATGACGTTATAGTCGGTAGCGTTGGCTTGGATACCAACACGGCTGACATCACCAGTAGTTAAATCCCCAGCTGTAGTAGGGAATGTACGATACCGCAATCGGTAATCGTTATCATAATTAGAAAGTTCAGTTGCCATAGTTAGTCGTGTTTAATAATGTAGTGAACAACCACCGTGGGAGGACGAGTTACAT